ATAAGAAAAAGAAAGCCCAGAACCAGAACACAATTAATAATTGATAAAATACCAGAAAATACTATTGACGAAACCTTTGAAATATACGATAATGTACTAGAAGGAATATCTTCGCAATCTTTTGAAAAAAACTATGACTCAGGTTGTTATTTTTTTGGTAAACCATGTCCTTACTATTCTTACTGTAGAAGTGATGGTGAAAATAAAAAAGGATTAATAGGAGTGTAAATGGCAGCATTAGAAAAGCTTACAAAAAAAGACTTAGTAGCTCTTGCAAGAGAATTAAAGCAAGAAAATAAACTACTAAAAAAACAATTAGACAATCTCCAGAAAGGAGAACTAGATGAGAGTAAGTTGCCTTTATTTGCAAATACATATTACAAGAAAGGTAATTCTCACATTGTAGATATTATGAAATACTCTCCAGAAAGTAATAATGTAAAGATAGTTCAACAAATAAAAGAAAATAGTAAAGAATTAGCATTATATAAATTAGAAATGGTAATAGCAGAAAAGATGTATCAACAAGTATATACTTCGGAGGTTTAATATGAGCAAATTAACAGAAACTTTAAACGCAAGACATGAAGACTTAGATTTTGAGCTTGGGATGTTAATGAATAATAGACAATTGTTAGAAAAAATTGCTCCTAAATTGGGGATTGAAACAGAAGTGTCTAAGATTGTTAATACTTTAGAGTCTCATTTAATTACAAAATTAGACGTAGATGTAGAAGAAATTGCAGAAGAAGAAGAAATTACTGTAGATAAAGTAGACAGTAAGTTAATAGAATATTCTTTAGGAGAAGCTTTCAATCAGTCTAGAATTGAAATGAAATCTTATTTACAAATTGATAATATGATTAATCAAATTATTAACTTAGGTGGAGTAGAGGAAGAAGTTCAAGGGTTGAGAGAATTTAAAACTAGATTGGAGTCAGTAGTATTTAGTAGATATGATATTACAGAAGAAGACTTAAAAGAAAAGGAGTCTACAGATGAGTAATGAAAGTTTATTTGACTCTTTAAGCAAAGTAAATGTAAACGATAAGACAGAAAAAAAAGGTAAATTTACTTATTTATCTTGGGCTTTTGCTTGGGGAGAGCTTAAAAAAGTAGCTCCAAATGCCAAGGTTACAGTTTATCATAACGAAAAAGATAATATGCCCTATTTTGAATCTGAAGCTGGAGTTATTGTAAAAGTTGGAGTGGAGGTAAATGGAGTAGAGCATATTAGTTACTTACCGTTAATGGACTTTAAAAACAAATCAATATCTAAAGATGCTTTTGATATGATGGACGTTAATAAAGCTATACAAAGAGCTACAGTAAAGGCTATTGGGTTGCATGGCCTAGGGCTTTATATTTATGCTGGAGAAGATCTACCAGAAGATGAAGCTGGAGAAAAAGAAGTAAAGAAAACTAGCACAAGGTCTAAAAAAGTTCAAGTTAGTAAAGAAACCAGTACTGATAGTTCTGAAATTACTACTGATATAAACCTAGTCGCAGAAAAAGAAACTAAAAAGAAAAGAGGATTTAGAAGGAGAACTGCAGAATGAGCGAGTTACAAAAAGAATTTGAAAAGATGGCTAAAATATCAGCTCAACTTGTAATAGACATACAAGATTCTGTAGTTGATTTAAAAAAGAAAGAATTAAATAGAGTATTTATGGCAGTAATGGAATATCCAGTATCTCCGAGTAAAGACTTAACTAATCAAACAGAAGTTGATGTTTATAAAATGGGAGCTGCATTAAAAGAAATACAATTAAAGATGGGTATGCTAAACCTAGCTATAAGAGAACAGGAGAAGCTTAATGACTCAAAAGATTAGAGCTTATAGGATAAATAGTAAAAATTTAAAAAGAAACGCTATACCTAACTATAATGATCTTTCTGACGGAGTTTCTAATATAGTTCCAGTAAAGATTAGAAACATGGGTTCTTGGAGATACCATGTAGCTGAAGACGTAAAAGGTAACGTGTATTTAATAGAAGATGATGTAGTTACTCAATATAAACTATACGATAGAAATTTAGAAGTAACTGAAACTCCTTATATGCTGGATTCTATAGGAACTTCTGAGATAAAAAGAAGAAAAGTCATTGAAGATACTTTACAAGAAGGTACTGACTCGTTACAATTAAATAGTAATGTCGAAGAAGAAGAAGAGACTATTGAACAAATACAACAAAAAATACAAGAACTAAGAAAATCAAAGGAGACTACAAATGACAAGAACATCTAGAAGAACTTCCACAAGAGAAAGTAATAACTCAGGTAACTTAAAAACTACAGGGTATGTAACTTTATTTGAAGTTAAAAAAGGCGAAGACGGTTCTGAATATATTCAATTTGTAAAAAACGCAGATTATGTAAAAATTGAAGTCAATGGAGTTAATGTAAATGGTAAGACTATTTACGTAAACGATCCTGCAGAAAAGTTTGAAATCATGTTAGAAAACGGAACAATGACAGAAGACCAAGTAGAAGACCGTATTGCTAAAATACCTGAATATATATTAGAAGAAGGTACAGTAAAGTTAAATTAAGTTTCTCCCTCCTTTTCTTAATTTAACTTGGATTACGATCCTCATATCTGCCCCTCTTTTGAGGGGCTTTTAAAAAAAAGAGTACAATGTATAATAAAGAAGACTATAGAGAATGTTTACACTCTCTTTTATCACATTATAAAAGACATGGATTTGGAGAAATGTCTCTTTACTCTGCTTTAACAGGAGTTCCTACTATAGTAGTATATGAGCTTTTAATGGAAGCAGTACCAGAAGAAGAAGAAAATTGTAAACAAAGAATTAAAGCTATAAAAGATTTTTTTGGATATGAATAAAAATATCTGTTAAAATAAAAGGAGACATATGAAAGGAGGCTTAGTGAATTTTGCACAAAAAAGAAGAGAGCAAGCTGGAATAAGATCTTTAGGAGAATTAAGAAGAAGTGGTAGGGTAAAAAGAGGTAGTGACCCTTCTTTGTTTGTAAACTCCACTCCAGAGTTTGATTGCTTAGTACATAAATGGAGTCGTAAAGAAGTTCTTGGAGTACTAGGCGATAGTGGTGTCGGTAAGTCAGAAGTAGTTCTTCAACTAATGAAAGACATTTTAATATCGAATAAAAACAGTTGTGCTGTTTACGTATCTCTTGAAATGACTGATCAAGAAATTGCTAAGAGATGGTTTGATATGACTGGTGACGATGAAGACCTTGCTGAAAGATTGTTTATTTTATCTAGATATGATGAAGAAGGTAAATCAAGAGAATCTATTAGCATGAGATGGATTAAAGAGCAGTTAAATGTTTATAAAGATGCTATTGGGGATGTAAGTTGTTTTGCAATTGATCATTTACACGTAATTGGAGAAAATGACCCAAGTACGCTAAACTCTATAATGGTTATGGTAAAAGAAATGGCTGTTAATTTAGATGCTTTAGGAATAGCTATGGCACAAGTTAATAAGTCTTCTGGAGGTAAAGGGGAAATACCTTTAGATGCAGATTCTGTTTTAGCGTGTAGTCAGTTTAAATACATTGCTAATAACATTATTCAAATCCATAGACCAATACTCAGACTAGAAGAAGATGCTGGAATCAGCATCCTTGGATGGGGGTATGCAAAAATTAGAGAAGCTCATAAAAACGATAAAGTTAAACGTGGTCAGAATAAATTACTAGCTTATGATAGAGAGCTTAGAATGTTAAGAAAAATGACTACAGAAGAATATACTATATTTAAACTATACTATAATACTCTCCTTGAAATGAAATCTGCAGAAGAAAGGAATAAAGCTTTTTCTTATGATCTTACAAAAAAAGTAATGGGTAAGGATGGAAAAGAAATTGAAATTAAAGAAATATTTAGTGGAGATAAAGCAGAAGACTAAAGGTAGTTTATGGAAATAGAAAACTTAATGGAAATGATACAAGATTGTATAAATGGATACTTCTATTCTCATAATAATGGATATGAAATAATGTATGGAAAAGGTCATTCTTGGAGACTAAGGGTAGTTAACGAAGGGGAGTGGCAAGTGTTTGATATAAAAAATTGTATTGATGTTTTTAATAAAAATCAAATAGATCTTTATAAATTTCAACAAGAACTTTATAATACGGTTTTAGATAAAGGAGTTTATTTTAAAAGGTCTTTAAAAAAAATAGAAGATTTAGTCGGAAAAGATGCTTTAAAAGAAAGAATAGACTCTTGGGAAGCTTTTGGAGAAGCTCTAAAAAAAGCAATAGAAACTCCAACAATAAGAGGTTCTATAAAATTAGTAGATAATAAGGAAGGTTAATGCAGGTTAGTATATTTCCTAAAGCCAAATCACATCCTAAAACAAAAGAAGAAAAAGCTAAAAATGCTAGGTTTGTTTCTAGTCCTTATAGTCCTGAAATAGTGTGCTTTAATAACGAAAACGAGCTTATAAATATTATTACAAAATATGCTTGGAGTCCCTTAGTTTTTGAAAACTATAGAAGAGAGTCAGATTTTATAAAAACTGATTTAATAGCTTTTGATATAGATGATGGTATGACAATAGAAGAAGCTGAAAAAGTTGTTGAAAGTCTTGAACTTTGTGCTTTATGTATGCCAAGTACTAGTCATTCAGAAAATCACCATAAATTTAGACTAATATTTCCATTATCTAGGTCTATACATTCCATTGATGAGTATAAAGAAACTTATATGAAATTAGCAGAGCATTTTCCTGTAGACCCACAATGTAAAGATCTTGCCAGATTTTACTATGGATCTACAATGGACGATGGTTTTTGGATAGATGGTATCTTATATACTCCTGTAAAACCAAAACCTAAGCTATCAGAGACTTTTGATAGATTAAGCTACTCAGATACTATTGAAGTAGGAGAAGACGTTGAGGACGTTGTAAAAGCTTTATATGGAGAAATCAGAGAAAAGATACCAGAACAAGTAGATTTTTTTATTAGAGAGGCTCATACAGGACTCCCTGGAATTTGGCATAATTCAGCAAATAGTTTTATATTTACACTAGCTTTACAAAACATACCGTTTCAAAATGTAGCTACAGTATTTGAAGAATTAGCTCCAGAGTCTCTAGATTCTCATGATGAATATTTACTAGAAAGGGCTTATAAAGATGGGCAATCTAAAAGAAAAGAAGAGGAAAAAGCAGAAATAAAGAAAAAGAAAAGAAGCTCTACCTTTTCAAGAAGGAGGTAATGTGGATGAACAAAAGATATACAATACTATAAGAAACATTATATTTGGAATTATAGGATATTTTGTGATAGGATCTTTAGTAGGATTAATACTGTACTCTTTATCGGAGGTATTTTTTGTTTAAATTCCTAGTCATAATATTAATTACAGCTTCTTGTTCTTCTAAACCTAAAGCAACATTAAGTTTTGATACTACCAGCTCTAGTAAAAAAGTACTATCGTTATTAAAGTCTTTTAATATAAGTACAAAGACTCCTATATTATTTAAAAAATATGAAAAAAAATATGTAAAAGAGGTTTTTGGAGATTAAAAATGCAAAAATTAGATATAAAAGAAAGTGACATAGGAAGATATGTTATATTAAAAAACAAAGTAAAAGCAAAAATTACTGTTTTTGATAATTCTAATATGCCAGTTTTTGTAAAACACGATCCTGATAGTGGCTCTTTAGTAACAGGAACTTGGCACTTTAGGGACGGTACTTATTCAAATAAAAACATGAGAGATTACGATATATTAGAATTTATAGATAATAAAGATGTTTACGTTAGTACTAAAGATAACTGCAACCATCAATGGGAATATTATCTAGGACTATCTCAACAGTTTTATTATTGTAAAATATGTGATAAAAAAAAGGATAATATATGATAAATTATTTTACAACTAAAGAAAAAACAACTCCTATAAAAATTACAAAAGAAGTAGAATTAGTTAAATTAAAGTTAGAGATAATGCTAATCGGAAAACACAAAGAAGTAGAAATATACACTGAATTTGAAACTGCTGAAAATGAACACGAAGATAAAAATGAAGTACTGTCTAATTTATTTAGAAGATTTTATTCTCAAAAATGGCTTTTACTTCCTTTTAACGATAAATGCATAAGTACTGATTATTACGATCTCGTTAAGGCTGATATAAAAAATGTTACTAAAGTAAAAAAAACAGTAGAGTGTTATGAATTTAAAAAAACTACCCATAATTAAAATAATGGGATCTCTTTTATTTTTAGTAATATCCATAGCAAGTTATGTTACTTTCTTTCCTATAAAAAAAGGGATATCTCCTGATTTAAAGTATTATGTAAAAGAAGTCAAAAAGTTATCCAATAATAACTTAAATGGAAATAGTTTAAGTATAAATTTTGGAAAACAAAAAGAAAAAGTACTAGCCACTTGTTATTTTTTAAGAAATGAAATAATAATTAATGAAAAAAGTTGGAATAAATTAACCCATTATGGTAAAATACTTTTAATGGCTCATGAAATAGTTCATTGCAAAAAAAGAGTAGGTCATATGAATAAGTTAGATAAATGGGGATGTGCGGATCATTTTATGCACTATTCTGACACTGGAAGTTGGTGTAATTATTATAATTTTAAAAGATATGTGAAGCAGATGAAGGAGATTTAGTGGACGCTAATTCTGGGTTAAGTGATGTTAAAATGTGGAGGCTGTTCATGGAAGTATATGACATGGATGATGACTACTTAATGGAAGAAATATTACATTTAGATTACGATAGACATCCTCAAATAAATAAAATAGTAGGTAATTATTTAAAAAAAGGAACTTTAAATTTAGAAGAAAGACAGAACTTGTTAGGGTATTATTTATTATATTGGCATGATGACGAATTAGAGGACTAATGGTTAATAAGAATTATACAATAATAAAAACTAAAAAAGACTTTACAGAAGCTCTAAATCATATAAAAGAGTCTGAGTATTTGGCATTTGATACAGAAACTACTGGATTAAATGTAAGAAAAGATAAAGTAATAGGATATTCGTTTAGTGGAGAAATAGGACTAGGTTACTATATGCCGCTATATTATTATGATGTAGAGTTAAAAGAGCTAGTAAAACATCCTATAAATGACGCTATAGATCACTTTATTTTATTACATGAATTAGCTAGAAAAGACCTTTTAATGTGGAACGCTAGTTATGATATTCGCATTGTAAAAAATAATTTAGGACTAGATCTTACTAATTCTCTTTTAGCAGATATAATGTTAATGAAACATACTGTACAGGAAGAAGGTAATTTCAGACTAAAAGACGTAGCTATAGAATATCAAGAGCAGATAGGTCTTGATATGGAAAAAGAAGCTAATGAAGAACAGTTAGCTCTTAAGTCAAGTATAGAAAAAAACGGAGGAAGTACAACTAAATCCAACTACGAATTATATAAAGCAGACTTGTATGACATTGGTATATATGCCTGTGCCGATGTTGACTTAACCTTAAGACTTGGAGAGCTATTTGCGGATAAATTAGCTGAAGAGGAATTAGAAGAACTATTTTATGATAAAGAAGTAATGCCTTTATACAAAGAAGTTACTATTAAAATGGAAGAAAAAGGAATAGCTCTTGATTTAGATCTTATTAATTATACCCAAAAGGGTATAATAGAGGACATGATAAAGCTTGAGCAACAAGTTATTGAAGATATAATGAATACAGATGCAGGACAGTCATGGTTAAATTGGTACTTAAATGAAAAGTACCCAGTTAATAATAAAGGTAAGTTTGGTCAATATGTATGCAAATACTTTGGCTTAAATATACCTAAAACTAAATCTGGAAAATACAGCTTAACAGAAAAGTCTATAAAGCAAGAAAGACCTTGTAGAGCTACTGGATTTTTATTAGGTAATTCTGAACTAAACCCAGAAGACATTTATAATATTCAATATAAAATGCATATTGATAAAGAAGGTAAATTACTAAACATAAGCTCTAAAAAACAACTATCTGAAATAGTTTTTGATTTTATGAATATAGAGCCTGTATCTAAAACTGATAAAGGATCTCCTCAATTTAACGACACTATGATACAAAAACTAGAAGACTTGGGATTTGAATGGGCTAGAAAGTTGGGTAATTATAATAAGCTTGTTAAAATAAAAGGTGCTTATATTGATAGGTTTTTAGATGCTCAAGAAGATGGTATATTTTATCCTAGTTTCTTCCAACATAGGACTATTAGTGGTAGGTATGGAAGCGATATGCAGCAACTAAATAGACCAAAGGAAGAAGGGGAGTTAGACCCTTTAGTGCTTAGGTATAATAATATTATCAGAAAATTTTTTATTTCTGGAGATGGAAGATCTTTTGTAGATAATGACTATGAATCACTAGAACCTCATGTTTTTGCTCATGTTTCTAATGACGAGGGATTGAGGGATATATTTAGAAAAGGACACGACTTTTACTCTACTATTGCCATTGCTACAGAAGGATTAGAAGGTGTTAGTGCTGACAAAAAAGCTGATAACTATCTTGGTAAAGTAAACAAACCTTTACGTCAAAAAGCCAAAGCATACTCTCTTGGTGTGCCTTATGGAATGAAAGGATTTGCTCTAGGTAAGACTTTAGGAATTGATACAGAAGAGGCTGAAGATCTTATAGAAGGGTATTTATCGGGATTTCCAGAACTAAAAAAATGGATGAGCGATTCTGAAGATATGGCAAAACATTTAGGATATGTTATTTCAGAAGTAGGAAGAAAAAGACACTTAGATAAAGTAAAACATTTGTACAAATTACACAAAGATAAGCTGTTAGATTTTAAATATAGAAATAAAATAGCTAAAAAATATGGAAAAGAAGAAGTTTATTGTATGTATAAGGATTACAAAAATGGTCTTAATAATGCTAAAAACTTCCAAATACAAAGCTTATCTGCTAGTATAGTTAATATGGCTGCCATTGAAATAAATAGAGAACTAACAAAAAGAAATATAGATGGTTGGGTTGCTTTACAGATCCATGATCAACTTGTAGTAAATGTTCCAGTAGAAAAAGAAGAAGAGTGTAGAATATTAGTACAAGAAATTATGGAAAATAACTACAAGCTTAGTTTAGATCTAAAAGCTCCTGCAGAGTTGTCAAAAAATTTAGCTGATGGGCATTAGGAGATTAAATATGTTTTTAGCACTTTCTTTATTTACTTTAATAGCAATCGGAGAAGATTCTAATTGGAAATTTAAAACTAATACGGAAGTAATATACGAAAGAGCGTTTCATGATGTAATAAGAGAAACTATAAAAAATAATAGGAATTTTTTAAGATGAACTATAATCTACCTCCAATCGGAGTTTTTATAAGAAATAAATTTACGCATAATAAAAAAGACCCTGATTACAATAAAAAAACTTGGGGAAGGTTAATAGGAGTTAGATCTTTACAAAACCAAGCCATGCAGTTTCAAGTCTTGTTAGAAACAGGTGCGTTGTTTACAGGACTTCCTGCCCATGCCATTTGTTTTGAAGAAGATGCACCAGAAAGAAAACTAATAGATTGTCAAATGTGGGATAGTATTAGCTCTAATATAGAAGTAATACAATTAGAAACCTTATTATATATGCCTTGTAGTTTGAAACTAGATTCTGGAGAAACTATAAAAGGCGAATACCTATTTACTATAGATCATGTTGGTAGTAAAGACCTAAGTAGAGATCCTAGTGAGTGGAAAATGTTTCATGCAATAAAGTCTGAAGAAGGTAATTTTCATTTATATCCCCAATATCGTTTACAATTTTTAGACAATGCATTATGTCCAGATTCCAATAAAAATCTTCCTAAATATCAATATAACGAAACTATATGGAGACTGGGATCTTAAAGTTAATAAAACCTTATATTTATTTATTAATTACTATAATCAGCACCTTACGTGGTATTTTAATAAAAGATGAAGAAATTGTAATTTGTAGTTTATTAGTTATGTCGATGTGTGTTATATTTTTATTGAAACCAAAAAAAGGAGTTTAAGTTTGGTATATTTTTATTGCACTTGTAAAGAAGGTAATAAAGAGAGTAGGAGCGTAAAAGAAGGAAGAACACCGTATAGGCTAATTAAGTCAGAAGAAAATGGAATATGTAGCTACTGTGGGCATTATGCCGTAGCTAGTAAAAAAATAATGACACATAGTAATGAGTTATATTATTATTTAATGGGAGTTAAAAGAAAAGAAAGAGTAGGAAATGTTAAAGGTGGATTATCAATAAAAAACCAAAAACAACTTATAAAAAATAGAAACAGGAGATAAAATTGTTAGTCTATATATTATCGTTTATTTTAGCAATTTACACATTTATTTTAGGATTTAATGAGATAGTAACAGTTGGTATAACTATAAAAGCATTTCTGCTAGTTATGGCAACTCCTATATTAAGCTTTGTCTCTACTAGCTTATATCTTATTAAAAAAGCAAGGAGTTTAGATGAGAAAAGAAGATAAACTTGGGTACTTGTTTCTTTTTTCTGGACTTTATGTAGGTCTTGGATTAAAATATTTACAGGATGGAGTTTTTCTACAAGGAATGGCTCTAGGTTGTTTTATTAGAAGTGCTTATTTGCAGATAAAAGAAAAAGGTAAGAAAAAATGAATAAAGCTTTATTAAATTACGAACAAGCTAAAGAAGAGTTAAAACAGCTAGAAATTATACAAAGACGAGCTAAGCATTATAAAAGAAGATTTAAAAGGTATGGAAAAAACGAAGCGAAAGAAGCTAGAAAAGTAGATGCTATTAGAAGAGAAATAAATAGAGTTTTAAATATAATACATTTACACAAGCAACTTAGAAAAATGTTTCACGAAAAGTCTTTATTAGAAGGTAAGTAATATGGATTTAATTATAGCAATTCCAGCAGTTATAATATTAATGTTAATGATAATGTTAAAAAATACATTACTTAGGATTAAGTCTTTGGAAATAGAACTGGACGTTAAAAAAAGTAATTATGAAAGATTATTAAAAGGTACTTTAAAATACATGACAGCTAACACTCCAGTTAGAAAAGAAATAGAAGCTTTATTAAATAAAAGGTAAATTATGGAAAAAGTAACTATAGCAATTTTACTACTATCTTTATTAACTCTACTGTATGTTATTAACTATTTAAAAAATAAACTAAAAAATACAGAAAACAGCAATAGTTTGTTGTTAGAAAAAAAAGAAGAACTTGTAGAAGAATACAGTAATCAGGACAAAGAGCTAAAGAGCAAGTTAAAGATAGTAGAAAATAAACTTAAAGAGGTAGAAGAATCTTTATCCAAAGCTAAAGAAGATTTAGAAGAAAAAGACCAGTTAATAGAAGCTTTTAAACAAGCTTTAGATAAAAAGACACTAACAAATAAACAAACTTTAGAGTATTTAGATCAGTTTTTTAATAATGGTATCTTTTATGATCAAGAAAATGATACAATGGTGTTAATTTCTAATTTAATCAGAGTAGAAGACTTTGATACAAAAGAGCCTGTAGAAATCGAAGAAAAAAAGGAAAGTGAAGAGTCGTGATAGCTATAATATTAGATTTTATAAAAAAATTGTTTGGTATAGGAAAAAGTAATAGTGGTCAAGAAGCTGCTTTAAAGAATAAAATAAAACAAACAGAAACTAAAATAAAAGAGATAGAAAATGAAAAACTTTCTGATAATGATATTGTTGATCATTTCAACAACAAGTAATGCACAAGATGCAGTATTAATAGAAAAAGACTCACCTGCCCCCTTTAGTGGAGTGTTGTTAACTAAAGAAAGAGCTGAAAAAGCTGTAAAAGCAGAAAAATCTAACTTACTACTAAAAGATCTTAGTTTACACAAAGACTCTTTAATAAAATACTATAAAGAAGACGCTAGTTTACAAAGAAAGCGTCTATCTTCTGAAAAATTCAAAAATAATATATATAATGTAGGATATTTTTTGCTAGGAGTAGTAATTACTAGCTACGCTTTTAAAATACAACAAGAGATTTCTAAATGATATTTTTAAATGTATTATTAATGTTATTAGGAACTTATTATATTATGTTAAATAAAAAGTTAAAAAATAAAAAAACACAACTTGAAGAAAGTATTAAACTTTTACAACTTCAATTAGATGATTATAAAATAGAAAGTAATAATTATAAAAAAGAAATTACTAGAGTAAAAAAAGAACTATTATTAGTAAAAAGAAAATTGGATTAGCGTAGGAGGCTATCGTGGAATATGGGAAACTAGAAAAAGTGCTAGAGTTACTAGAGGAAATATCTGAACTATATCCCAATATGGAAAAGGTAGTTTTAAATGACTCGGACAATCCAGACTACATCATAATAACTTCTAATGAATTTATAGAAGAAATGTCAAATGCTTTTGGAATATCAGAAGAGTTTGCTCAAGCTGATATAGAGGACTTCTATGCTGACATTCCTAAAACAGATAAAAAGAAAAGAAAATTACAATAGATGGTACTTTATAACAAAAGGTATAATAAAAACTGTAGCTTTTGTAAGATAACTTTGCTACTGCCTGAAATAAAATATAGTAAATTTGTATATAATATATATGGAGATAGTATAAAATCCAGAAAATTGTCTTTTCCTACTTATTTTATATTGAACTCTAATAAAATATATATTAATATAGGAGTTAGTGTTCTTGGCTTTGGTATTCAATTTCAAGTACATGAATAGGAGATTTGATGAGAAACAAAATAAAGTGGACTGAAAGTATGATAAAAGATATTTTAGATTTATATGAATCTAATACTTATAAAGAAATATCTAAAATTATAAACTCTAAATATAAAGTTAAAACCACTTCTAACAGTATTAGAAAAGCTTACGAAAGGTACAAATACCCCTCTTTACAAATTAAAAATAAAGAAAATGCTCCAAATATTTTAATACTAGATATAGAAACTAGTCCAATACTAGGAAACGTATGGACTCTTTGGAATAATAACTTAGGGCTTAATCAGGTTAAAAAAGACTGGCATGTAATGAGTTGGTCTGCTAAATGGTATAGAGAAGATGAAGTTATGTATGAAGATCAAAGAAATGCAAAGAATATAGAAAATGACAAGAAAATACTAAAACCTTTATGGAAGTTATTAGATAAAGCAGATATCGTAGTTACTCACAATGGTAAAGCTTTTGATATAAAAAAACTAAACGCTAGGTTTATTTTAAACGGTATGCAACCTCCTAGTAGTTTTAGAAACATTGATACCAAGTTAGTAGCTAAAAAGCACTTTGGATTTACTTCAAATAAGTTGGCTTATTTAACAGATAAACTATGTACTAAGTATAAAAAACTAAGCCACGGTAAATTCCCAGGACAAGAACTTTGGACACAATGCCAAAGAGGAAACTTAGAAGCTTGGGAAGAAATGAAAGTATATAACGAATATGATGTACTTTCTTTAGAAGAATTATACGAAGTCATGCTCCCTTGGGACGATACTATAAACTTTACAATATACTTTGAAGATGATCGCTGCAGTTGCGGATCTACAAATATTAAGAAAAATGGAATATATTATACAAACTCTACCAAGTACCAAAAATACAAATGTGGGGATTGTGGTAAAGAGTATAGAGATACTAAATCAATAAAAGCGGAGAAAAAACTAAGAAACACTAACAGAAGAGGGTAATATGACAACCAGCTTCAAAGACTTAATTAGCGAGTTTCATAGTAATAATGTATTTTTAGACACAAAAACTATAGTGGTAGTAGGAGATGTAGACGAGAATATGTTTGAAATGTTAGCTAAAAACATTCATGCTTTAGATTCTAAAAATGGAGAAATCACTATAAAGATAATGAGTGATGGAGGAAGCGTAAGCGTTGCTAGAGGTATTTATGACTTAATAAGAGGCTGTAAAAACGTAGTAAGAGTTATATGCTATGGAGAAGTATCTTCTTCTGCTACTATAATACTACAGGCTGCTGATAAAAGAGTAATGACTCCTAACAGTAAAATAATGGTACATACTGGACAAGAGTACATACCTCAAAGCTTGCCTAGAAATGCTGATAGAGCTATGGAAGAACATAGAAAAGATGAAAAATGGATGGAAGACATATATCTAAGTAAAATAAAAGGAAAAAAGCCACGTTTTACTAGAAAGCAATTAAAATACTTATTAGAATATGATACTTACTTAACAGCTAAAGAAGCTTTTGAATTTGGACTTATTGATCACATAGGAGAAATACAGTGAAGTGTGTAATTACTGGACAAGAAACTAAAACATTAACTAAAAACGTACCTCTTTCAAGAGATGGTAGAATTGAGTTAGAAAAACTTACTGAAAAGTACAATGAAGAATTAGAAAAAATGTTTATTAGAAATTTTCAAAACCAGTCAGTAGACAAGTCTGATATACTAGCAAAAACTGTTGCTAAGAAAGTAGTTAAAAAAGTTACTAAAAATGAACTGCTACAAACACTAGCTGTTTACTCAGTGGACGAAGTATTTGAGCAATTTTTAGAAAAAGAAGAAGATGATGAGTAAAATCGACTTAGGTTGGGGAGAGCCTTTTTGCGTTAGAGAAGTTCTAGAAAAACATTACAGGAAAAACTTTAAAATAAATATAAAAGATTTATCATACTCTTCAGACAATGGTAATGAAGATTTGATAAAAATAACAAAAAAGTTCCTTAAAGAATCTACAGGAATAGATTATAAATACGTTACTATAACTAACGGAACTACTAATGCTTTAAATATTGTTCTTAGGAATATGAAAAAAAAGGGGAAAGAAAACTGCTATACTAATGAGCATTTTTTTCCGTACTACCCAGACATCATATATAAAAACAACCTTAATCAAATTAACAAACTAGAAACTACTTGTAATATCATACTTAACAAAAAAGAAAACTTAGTTTTATTAGATAGTCCTTCTAATCCTTCTGGAAAATTTAGTACTTATGAAGCAAATGACATAGTTTGGGACAGCGTATATCATAATGACGTTTATCTAAACTCTTATAATGTAGCACCAAATCACACTGTTAATTGTGGATCTTATAGTAAATTTTTAGGACTAACTGGAGCTAGAGTAGGATGGATAGCTACTAATAATGAAAAGGATTTTAAAAAATATTGTTACGATAGTTTATATGAAAATTGTACAATTTCTGCTATTAGTCAGCTATATGTATTGGATTTAATGAAAACTATAAACTGGTATTATTTTTCAAAAGATGCTAAAGAGCTTATAAATAATAATAGAAATGAAATGAATAGAATATCTTATTTATTTAATAACACTCCTGTTTCAAGAGATGGAATGTTCTATTGTGTATGGGCTGATAAAAAAGCAAAAGACATAGTAGAAAAAGCAAACATAACATACGTACCTTTAGATGAAGAAATTGGAAGATTTCTTATACGTTTTAATCTAGCTCAAACTAATGATTTGACTAAAAAAGCAGTAAACCGTATAATAAAGTGTGATAGCTCCAACTAAAAGGGGATTTATGAATAAAATAAACGAATCTAAAGAGTTAGAATCTCAAGCTGGCATGTCTGAAATTAGTTCTGCTTCTATATTTGGAGAATTAGAAAAAGAACTACCTAAAGAAGAAGTTACTCAAGAAGTTAAAGACACTAATCCTTTTCAGTTTAAATACGAAGTAAAATTAAAAAAACTTACAAAAAGAATGAAAACAGTAAACGGTCTTGTTGAAAACAAGTTGGGTAGAGTAATAGAAGTCTTAGATGATAAGACAGTGTTAGTAGACTTTTGGGACACAAAACCAGCCAAAGTTCCAGTTAAAAGCAGATACTTAGAGCTTTCTAGAACTAGGGAAGAGATAGAGTTAGCGGTAGGTATTGTTAGTGAAAAAAAAGAAACTAAAAAAGATAGCCCATTAAAGTTTGACCAAGGTAAGCCAAGACTTGATCTTATTAGACCAGAGTTTACTTTAGGTCTTGGAGAAGCCTTAGCCTATGGTGCAAATAAATATTCTGAAAAAGCTGGAGAAACTCCAAACTACTTATGTGGAGAAGGTTTAAATTACAGTAAAGTTCTAGGATCTTTAGAAAGGCATATTGCACAGTGGAAGATGGGAGTAGATATAGATGAAGAAAGCGGACTACATCACTTAAAACTAGCTGCAGCTAACATAATGTTTTTATTAACTTATGAAAGCTGTGATAAAGGAATTGACGATAGAGTTAGATTAAAAAAGGACTAGTTTAGTGAAAAGAAAAGAGCCTAAAAAGGGCTACAAAGATTCTGAACTTAACAAACTTAAAAAAAGAATATATAAATTAGAAAAAGAAAACAATAGACTAAAAAGCGAATTAAATTCATATGAACAGGCTTTTAAAAAAACTAATAGATTTTTAAGAGATAATTTAGATGAAATAAGTTTAGAAGATTTGATAGAAGCTGCTAAATCAGATAAAAGTTTAAAAGAAGTGAAAGAAGTAGAGCCGAGGTGTCCAGTCTGTTTGTCTTTTGTAAATAAAACTAAAGTTCCAAAAGTAGGGGAAGTTTTAACTTGTACAAGCTGCACCTATAGGACTGTAAACAAAGGGAAATAGTATGTATATGTTAGCAATATGTGCTGCAACATTAATGATAAATCTTTCTTCAGAACCTTGGAACAATTCAGATATAAAATCTAAAAAAAGAGCGAGTTACGTTTGTAAAAAACAATATAAATCTTGTTTAAAAAAATTTGTAAAAAAAGAAAAAAGAGTATATAATGCAATATGTGGAGACTAAGGAGTTTTTATTTTAGTTGATATATTTTTAATACTAATAGGATTTACTACTTTGATTCTGTTTTACAAAAAATGTGGAATGTTTGAATCAGATGAAGAAAACGACAACAATTGAGGATATTATGAAAACTTTGATATTTTTTTTATTAACTATTTCTTTTAGTTGTTTTGGAATTGACGGAGAAAGTTATTTTAAACAAAACTGCTCTGCTTGTCATAGTATCGGAGAAGGAGATAAAATTGGTCCTGATTTGGCTGAAGTTTCTAAAAGAAGAGAAATTGACTGGTTAGTAAAGTTTATAAACTATCCAGAAGGTATGATATTTGGTGACGAGGAAGAAGAAGGGTATGAAAAAGCAGATCCTGTTGCTAAAAAAATATACGAGCTATATAAACCAACTATAATGCCAGAACAAGAAATAGAAAAAGAAGAACTTAAAGAAGTGTTAAATTACATTGATTCTTTAAAAAAGAAACCTAAAGGTAAAATAACTACTTTAAAATAGGTATTTATGAAAGATTTATTTGAAGACTTATTAGACTGCGTAAAAGAGTATGGATTGGTAAAAGGAATTTACTATAGTGATATATTTCATCCTATTTATAATTTAATTAATTTACCAAAAAAATTATATAATTACTTAGATAAATTTATATACTATGGAAAAGCAGGAACTAAAACTTTTGATTTTGATGCTAACAGCTTAGATAATCTAATATATGCTCATGTAAAAAGAGTAAGAAAGTTTATGGACTCTGGTAAAACTCATCTTATGTGGAATAGTGGTAGAAAAAAAGGACTTATAAAAAAACTATACGAGCTAGAAGAGTTGTGTAAAAGAAAAGTAGAAAATGATTTTAACGATAGTTATTATATAAACCTGTATTACGAAAAATATGGACGTTTTAATTTATTAGAAGAAGGTATAAAAAACAAAGAAGCATTTAGAAAAGCTTATAGAAAAGACCTAAAAATTGCAAAAAGTAGGAAAAAAAGATATGATAAGCTGATGTCAGAGTATATAGATAGGTTTTGGGATTAAGGAGATATTGTGCATTGTCCTGATAAATGGTTAATAATTAGATTTAGAGATGGTGATAAAACCACTTACAAAGTATTAGGAGGATGGAGAGGAGGCTATCTAGATGGCGATAGTTGGAGACTAAATAGTGGAATTGTAGACATAGAAGAAGACGGAGATTATTACTTGTTTAAAGGATTTAGTGGATCGGTTTATAAATGCCACAAAGAAGCTTACGGTGCTACTTCTGTAATGTCTTTTATATTTGATGAAGAAGACAAAAATAAAGATATTATTAAAGTTTTTAAAAACTATGATGAATTTAAGTTAGATTATGAAAAGAAGTGAATTTATAGAAAAAGTATTAAAGCACGAAAAAAATACTGTGTTTGTTAGTAAAGCTATAGTAGAGAGAACTTTAGAAATATTTGAAGACTTAGGAATGTTACCTCCTAAATCCTTAGATACTGTTACTTTAAAAAAAGGATTAGTTAGAGGATATACTATGATGTTTGAATGGGACGATGAAAATGAAAGCAACGACTAGTAAACATGCAAGTTACATTTATGTTAAAGATAATAAAAAGGTTTTAAAAACTAAAGAATTAAGTGATGATATATACTTAGATTATGATAAAGATGGAGAGTTAGTCGGGATAGAGATTTTATCTCATCTAGAATTAACTGAACATGACGATTAAGGACATTATGAAAGCTAAATTAGAATTTGATCTAGACGATCCAAGTGAGAGAAAAGCACATAAAAGATGCGTTTCTGCTACAGAAGCATACTTGTGTTTACATGATATTGACAACAGACTTAGACAAATGGTTAAATATGAACTACAGACAGAAGAAGATCCTAATATTGTTTTATCAACTGTAGAGTCTATTAGAGAGCAGTTTTATTCTATATTAGAATCACATGGAATAAACATGGAGGATTTAGAATGAATACTAACAAAATACACTGTTGCATAGACCTAGAGCTAGAACAGCCCTATACAAATCACCAAACTCCTGATTCTCAGTTAAATAAAGAGATGATAATCCAAGTAGGGTATGTTATATACGAAATAGAGCCTGATTTTAAAGTATTGGAAGAGGTAAGTGAGTTTATTAATATTGGTGTTAAGCTTTCTGAGTTTATAAAAAACTTAACAAAAATATCTGACGATGATATAAAATCTGGAACAACTTTAGAAAAATCTTATAACAAATTGGTAGATCTTCAAAAAAAATATAACTTTTCTAGGGTTATTAAACAGTGGGGAGGAGGAGACATGGATGCTCTTAAAAAACAACTTCCTGACGTTAAATGGGAGTTTGGTTACTCTGGAATGAATATAAAGCATTTATATCAAACATATGCAGAAGCAAATGGATTAAACGTAAGCGGTGGTTTATCAAAAAGTATGAGAAGATGTGGCTTAACCTGGCAAGGTGTTGGAAAACATAATGCCGTTATTGACGCATTAAACACAGCTAGATTTCATCATTTTTTGTATAACAAAATGAAAGAGTCTTAAATGAGCAAAAAAAAATCATACGTTCAAGTAGCTAAAATAAAAAAACATCTTAGAAGACTAAGTATACAACGTCCTGAATATACAAAAGCTAAAAATAGAGCTAAAATTGACAAAGCCACTTTTAAGTGTGAAAAGTGTGCTCAAATAATGTATGATGGGAAGAGTGAAAAAAGTTTTAATAATTTAAAAGAAGTTTATCCAGATATAATAATGCAAAAACCAGAACTTGATCATGACATAGAAGTAGTTGACGCAGAGCAAGGTTGGCAAGGTTGGGATGAGTATATAAATAGATTATGGTGCGGTCCAGAAGAGTTAACGGTACTTTGTAAAAAGTGTCATAAAAACACTACAGATAAAGAAATGAAACTTCGTAAAAAATCAGGAAGTTTAAAGAGAAATAAACAGGAGTAAAATAATGAGTTACCAAGACGAATGGACAAGGTTTCATAATAAACCTACAAACGGAGTAGATTATAGTTCTAATAATGGTTGGATATACTCTGCTTATGCAAAACACCTAGTCCCAGAAATGTTAGATGAGAGTTTACTAAAAGAATGTTATGATCAGTGTAAAAAAAGTACCGATCCAGTTATGGTAGATAGAAGTCCTGGTCAACTAACTCCTCCGTTTAGTAAAGATGAGGTACTAGGATGTGTTTCTTTAGGTCTTTTAGAAAACAAGGAGTTAGAAAAATCTAACTATAATTTTTGTAATTTGACAAAAGAATTTAATCGTGAACTTACTTTTAGTAGTTTTGTTAAAGCAGTAAAAATATTATTTAAAATAAGAAAAGAACATAGAAACTATGTTTGGCAGAATAATTTAATAGAAGCATATCCTTTGGCTTTTAAACTACCTCCAGAAGATATATACTACGTAAAAAAAATGGGAAATAGTAATCCAGGAATTTTACTCTCTATTTTATTTTACTTAAACTCTTTACTTACTGTGTTTGCAGGAGGAGAGTCGGCTAGAATGATGCTATGGCTGAAAGTAATGGACTTAGGTATGCAAAGTTCAATTTTAGGTAAATTAGTAATGAAAAGACATAAAAAGTGGATTAGAGAATATTTTGGAAGTAATCATATATTTACAAAGGAAATAGAATGAAAGACTTTATTATAGGATTTTTATTAGGCGGCATTATAGTATCAAATTGGGACTATATAGTTTTAAACATTAGTGAATTAATATTTTGATTTGTATAATAAGTTATTATACAATGTATAAAGGTATAACACAGGAGATTATATGAAATTACTTTTATCTTTAGTCTTACTACTATCTTCTACTTTTGCTTTTTCAAAAAGCATTGTACTAACAGAAGCTAATAGTATTAACTTTAACAATCAATTTACAGGAAGCTTTGTTGCACAAAAACAACTAGAAGCTGCTTCTAAATGCTACAGTAGCGAAGGTAGTGATATTTACGTAGTATTATATACTCCAGGTGGATCAGTATCTGCAGGTCAGTTGTTTTTTGACACGCTAAATGCACTTCCTTGTAACTTCCATACAATCACTATTTTTGCAGCTTCTATGGGCTATCAGACGGTTCAGAACTTAAAAGGCAGGTATATACTACCATCTGGTGTTCTAATGAGCCACAGAGCTAGTATTAGAGGTCTGAGTGGTGAAATTGGAGGAGAGTTAAACCAATTACTAAAGTTACTAGAAAGAAATATTAGAGAGCTAAATACAACAGCTTCTTCTAGAGTTGGAATTACAGTAGAAGAGTATGAAAGTCTTATTTCAGATGAACTTTGGTTAACTGGTGCTCAAGCTGTAGAACTAAACCATGCTGATGAAGTAGTTTCTGTAAGATGTGATAAAAACTTTACAGGATCTTTTATTCAAAAATTTAGATCATTCTTTGGAATACTAGATGTAGAGTTTGCTAGATGTCCATTAATTACTAGTCCATTATCAGTTAAATCTGCTAATTCTCAAGAAGTTGACTATGTATTTGAATACTACAATAACATTTCTAATCACGTTAAAATGGAGATGTAGTTGTCAGACTTAAGTTTAGAAGACCTTTTATCTATAGTAAACGAAGCTGAAGTTAAGCAGAAAAGAGAAGTAAAAAGTAGAGATTTAAGTAGTGTAGATAGGTTTATAAAAGATTTAGATATAAAAACAGGGTTGGACAAAGTTCCAACCTATGTTATTTACTATGCTTATAGACAAAATTGGTATGATAAATTTAAAGATAAAAAATCTAATAAAATAGTATTCTTTAGATCTTTTAATAAAAAATTCACTCAATATAGAACAAATAAACAAAGATATTACTTACTAGACTCTTCTTCTTTTGATACATCTAGAGAAGGTATAATGAAAGCAGAGAATTATAATAGGAGATTGTCAAGTGCCAAAAAAGAGAAGAGGTAGATGGGATAATCTTATAAAAAGAAAAAATCTCAAACTAAGACAAGACTATATGGATGTTCATTTTTTAAATGGAGTAGAATCTGTTACTGGAGAAGGGCTTGGCATTAGACCGTTGACTCCTGAAGAAAAAGACTGGCTTAATGAGTTTTATGGAGAGTATTATAACGCTTCAGTAAATCATAGAGAATATGATGAACAACTTCACGACAATAAAGAAATGGTAAAAGACTGTTACGATAGAAACAATGCTAGAAACAGATGTCTTTTAAATAAAGGCAAGGCTATAAATACAGTTGAATTTAGAAGTTGGGGGGAGTTTGATCAAAAAACTATTGATGACGGAGTTTT